TATGCGCGTTCCATTAAAAACGTTATGGAACCCGCAAACCTGCCCGGCAAAATTTCTTCCTTATCTCGCCTGGGCATTATCGGTAGATCGCTGGGACAGCGAATGGCCGATCGCCACCAAGCGAAGCGTCATTCAACAGGCATGGTTCATTCATCAACATAAAGGCACCATCAGCGCCGTTCGCCGGGTAGTGGAACCACTTGGGTACGTCATTAACGTTACGGAATGGTGGGAAACCAACGATGCCCCTGGCACTTTTCGTCTCGATATTGGTGTACTTGAAACGGGTATCGATGAGGAGATGTATGAAGAGATGGAGCGCCAGATCGACGATGCAAAACCCGCCAGCCGCCACCTGATTGGGCTGACTATCACCCAAGATATTCCTGGAACAATCTATCTGGCAGCGGCGGCATATGACGCCGAAATACTGACCGTTTACCCAGATTAATAAGGAGACTTATGAGCAAGTTTAAATCGGTCGTCACCACGCTTGGGCAGGCGCGAATTGCAGCCGCTATTGAAAGTGGAGAAGACGTCAATATTACCCATATGGCCGTCGGTGACGGTAATGGCAGCCCAACGGAACCCTCTGTCGATCAAACTGTACTGGCCCACGAAACCTACCGACTGAAGCTAAATTCAATCAAAGTCGACAATAAACACGCTAACTGGATCATTGCCGAAGCCATCATTCCAGCCAGCGTCGGGGGCTTCTGGATGCGTGAAATGGGGCTCTTCTCAGAGCAGGGAGAACTTATTGCTGTCAGCAATATGGCAGACAGTTATAAGCCGACCCTGGAGGAGGGGTCCGGGCGCACCCAAACATTACGTATGGTAATGACCGTTATGGATACCGAGGCGGTAAGTCTGACTATTGATGACACCCTTATTATCGCAACTGAAGAGTACGTCAATAATCTGCTGGCTGAGCACGAGGCCTCCCGCCGCCATCCGGACGCAACCCTCACCGAAAAGGGTTTTGTCCAGTTGAGCAGCACGATCAACAGCGACAGTGAGGTTCTTGCTGCAACCCCGAAGGCGGTAAAAACGGCCAATGATAATGCCAACAGTCGATTGCCTTCGGGCGGTACTGCAGTGGCTTCGGCCAAATTGGAAACGCCACGAAAGATTGCCGGTGTCGCCTTTGATGGCACAAAGGATATTGCCATTACGTCTGGCGACGTGGGCGCTGTGCATCAAGGCGGCGGGACTGGTATGACAAACAATGTAGTGCATATTGGGTGGAGCACTAACGCCAAGCTACTGGCTCAGGTCGATAATACCCCGATGGGGGAAATTTACTGTGAGTACAACAAGCCCACGGCACAGGATGTGGGCGCATTACCGGTGACGGGCGGTAATGTTGGCTACGTGAATAACGCCGCTCACTATGGAATAAAGTCTGGGATGTGGGAAGGTGCTGGCGGATTTAATGCTCAATATACAAACAATGCTGCACCGTTCGTAATTCCCCGCGGACTCTTGTCCCCAGCGGGTAACAGTCTGTATTTCCCAATCGTAAAGGGAACCATTCAAACTGAAAATTATGGTTTTGATACTACTGTTAGTTTTGGTGCTTTAACGTCTGGAAATGATGATTTCGCAAAAGCAGTAATACACGTTATTGGCGATAACGGCACTCAGGGAGTCTGGTCGTTCAACCCGAATGATGGCTTATTCAGTAGCCCTGGGAATATTTTTTCTGGAAAGGATGTTCTGGCGGCTAACGCTGTATATGAATCAAGTGGAGGCGTTCGTGTTTATAGCCCCAATAACAAACCCACCCCTGCTGATATTAATTGTATTCAACGGGATGTATGCGATGCCGCTGGGTTTGAAGCGGGTAACGTGAACGTGCCTTATATGCGGCACGTGTGGTCGGGTCAAACAATCTATCTTGCAAGCAATAGTTGGGTGAGACAAAACTTTGTGCAGAGCATTTCGCGCGGCGCTCAGTCCTCAATGGTCATGGATGGGGGGATGGTCGAAGCACCTGCCGGGTGCGTCCTTACTGGGGGTAACGGTAATGAAGGTAATCAGGTTGGCTATGCATTGTATCGCCCTTTGCAAATGCTGCGTAACGGTACATGGGTGACGATTGAGGGATAACAAATGAAGAATAAAAATTGGATTCAATATGTGCCTGACGAGCCAAAACACGGCGCGGGAATTATGTATCTTCAGGATGAAGAGGGTAACGATTGGTACGATTCGTACCTTAAATTTAAAAAGAAATACAAATTCACCTACGAAACCGATACAGGTATTATTCGCAGCGTAAGTGAAGAGGCGGGAATGTTATATGTTTCAGGCCTTAGTGTTTCTGATACTGATGATTTACCCGTTGGTTTTGATATTTTTGGTAACTGGAAATATACCGGCGATAATATTTGTCCTAATGTCGTAGCCCTTATAAAAAATGCTGAAGTTCAGCGAAGCAATTTATTAGCTGAAGCTGAAAGGCGGATCACGCTGCTTGAACGCGCCATGCGGTTGGGCGTGGCCAGCAACGCCGAGAGAAACACACTCGACGCATTGGAGCTTTACACTATTACGTTAAGCCGCCTGGATATATCAAGTGCACCAGCCATTTCATGGCCTGCGGTACCGGAATAAGTTACCAGCGATGACATATTTCAAGACAAGCCCCTATTGGGGCTTTTTTGTTTTCTATCCTGGAAAAAATTGCTCTTATTCCCCTTCTGTTGTGCCACTCCCTCTACGCCTGCCATCGAATGCGCTTTCTGTTGCGAATCGGCATCCTTGCTTCACCCCCCACAAAAGAGAGAGTCACCCCGATGGCTGATTATCACCACGGCGTACGCGTTGTTGAAATCAATGACGGCACCCGCGTTATTTCTACTGTTTCCACTGCCATTATCGGCATGGTGTGTACCGCGAAAGACGCGGATGCCACCCTGTTTCCGCTCAACACCCCGGTTCTGATCACCGACGTTCTGGCCGCCAGCGGCAAGGCGGGTAAAACCGGTACTTTGGGCCCGGCCCTGCTGGCGATTGCCGATCAATGTAAACCAGTGACCGTAATCGTTCGCGTTGAGGAAGGCGAAGATGAAGCGGCGACCACCACCAATATTATCGGCGGTTCTGATGCCAATGGCCGCTACACCGGCATGAAAGCCCTGCTTTCTGCCCAGGCTGAACTGGGCGTTAAACCCCGTATTCTCGGCGTTCCGGGTCATGACAATCAGGCGGTGGCCACGGCGTTAGCCGCGGTTTGCCAGCAGCTGCGCGCCTTTGGTTATGTCAGCGTATTTGGTGCTAAAAGCATTGCCGATGCCATTAAATATCGCGATAACTTCAGTCAACGTGAACTGATGCTGATTTGGCCTGACTTCGTTAACTGGAACACCACCACCAGCCAGTCAGATACCGCTTACGCTTCGGCACGCGCTCTGGGCCTGCGTGCCAAAATCGACCAGGACACTGGCTGGCATAAAACGCTGTCCAACGTTGGCGTCAACGGCGTGACCGGTCTTTCCGCCAGCGTATTCTGGGATTTACAGGCGACCGGCACCGATGCCGATCTGCTGAATGAGGCCTGCATTACCACGCTGGTGCGCAAAGATGGCTTCCGCTTCTGGGGCAACCGCACCTGTAGCGATGACCCGTTGTTCGCATTCGAAAACTACACCCGCACCGCGCAGATCCTGGCTGACACCATGGCCGAAGCGCACATGTGGGCGGTCGACAAGCCGATGACCCCTTCCCTGATCCGCGACATGATCGACGGCATCAAAGCCAAAATGCGCGAAATGAAATCCGCCGGTTACATCATCGATGGCAACTGCTGGTATGACGAAACGGCTAACACGCCGGAGTCACTGAAAGCTGGCAAGTTGTACATCGATTACGACTACACACCGGTCCCACCACTGGAAGATCTGACCCTGCGCCAACGCATCACCGACAAATACCTGGTGAACTTTGCCGCTTCCGTGAACAGCTAAGGAGATTTTGACTCATGGCACTCCCTAAGAAATTGAAATATCTGAACCTGTTCAACGACGGGAACAGTTACCTCGGTGTGGTTTCCTCACTGACCTTACCAAAACTGACTCGCAAGCTGGAAAAATACCGGGGCGGCGGTATGAGTGGTGCTACCTCCGTAGACTTCGGTCTGGATGATGACGCGCTGGCCCTGGAGTGGTCTATCGGCGGCATTGATGAGTTGGTGCTGCAGCAATGGGGCAGTACGGCAGATATTCCCCTGCGCTTCACCGGCTCCTTCCAGCGCGACGACACCGGTGAAATTTCCGCTGTAGAAGTGGCAATGCGCGGCCGTCACAAAGAGTTTGATTTTGGTGAATACAAACAGGGTGAAGATAGCGAAACCAAAATCACCACTGACTGTACTTACTTCAAACTGACCATCGACGGTAAAGAGCTGATTGAAGTCGATACCGTCAACATGCTGGAAATCGTCAACGGTGTTGACCGTCTGGCGGAACACCGCACGGCGCTCGGCCTTTAACTCTCTATAGCCGGCAACGTTTTGCCGGCTCCTTTTCTGATTAACAGGATCCCTCATGAATCCCGATGAAAATAGTGTCGTTCTTGATGTACCGCTTAAGCGCGGCGACGTTGAAATCACTGAAATCCAGGTCACCAAACCGAATGCCGGCAGCCTGCGTGGCATTGGCCTGGCGGCACTGGCCAACGCTGACGTTGATGCGCTGATCACCATTTTGCCGCGTATCACCTATCCCAACCTGACGAAAGAAGAGTGCGCCCGCCTCGAGTTACCCGACCTTATTGCACTGGCGGGCAAGGTGATCGGTTTTTTATCGCCGAAGCAGGCCGGGTAAATATCGATCCCCGTCTGACCGTTGATGATCTGATGGCAGATATCGCGGTGATCTTTCATTGGCCGCCGTCCGAAATGGACGGCATGTCACTCACAGAACTGATGAACTGGCGATATAAAGCGTTGCAACGCAGCGGAGTAAAAATAGATGAGTAATCTCGACAAGATCCCGGCGACGTTGGGGAAAATCATTCAGCAGCTCCAGCCGTTGAAAAAAGCCACCTCTGATGTCTGGAAACGTTTTACCCAACTACCGCAACAAACCTTGTTTAGCCGGATGTCAGAAGATATCAACAGCGCGTCCGGAGAACTCCAGGGGTTTGAGAAAGGGTCGCACGTATTAGATAACTTAGCTGCGGGCCAAAACCAAGTCACGGCCAATGGCCCGGGTCTCCTTCGACGCACAAAATCTGCTGAGACGAGCAACCAGAAGCAATTGACAGGCCGCTCTCTGGAAATCTTCCAGCGGTCACACATTGAGAGCCAAAAGCAACAAGGCAATGACGCAGGCCAGCAATACAAATTCCGGACACACAAAATTGAACAGCTGAAAAACACCAGCTCATCGATGGTCGCCTTCGCGCAACCTAAACTCGAACTGGCGAAAAGTATTCTGCAACCCGGCGCTGATTTGCAAAAAGGCTTATCCGAAATACAGGCAAAACTTGGCCTGCAAAAGAGCGATCCGCGCCTGGCTGCACTGCGCCAGCAAACGCTCTCCATGGCGAACAGCGGCCACAGCCCTGCTGACGTTGTTGCTGAGCAAAGCAAGCTGGCGACGAGTGGCCTGAATGCGGATCAAATTCTGGCCCAGACGCCGACGGCGCTAAACGGTGCCACCCCGGCGGCGCAAACCGAAGTGCGGGTAAAAGGCGACAATCTCGACGGTGATATCACCAAGCTGTTCGCCACCTGGGACACG